TACAATGTTTTTAGGGTCTTCTACTTTAATTGGATAAGTAAAACCTGCTCTTGACATATCTTCTGCAGAAGTAATAGCATCTTCTTTGTTATTAACTCTTCTCCATATTTTATCCCAATCCATCATTTTCATTGGATAAGGACATGCAATAACATCTTTGTCAGCTTTTAACATTTTTTCAATAGTAGAAAATTCAAAATCAATATCCGAATCTATAAATAATAAATGTGTATATTTGTCCTTATGATTTATCATTTCAGCTACACTTAAATTTCTACCTTGAGTAACTAGAGAAGATTTTAACAAAGTAAAACTAACTAACATATTTCTTTGTAAACATTCTTGTTGAAATTTTAAAACAGCTTGACAATAATGCATAGATACATCGCTGTGACAAGGGGTACAAACCATTATTTTATATGGCGATCTACCGCCTTCACCACCTACATTTATTTCAATCACATTACTATCTCCTTCAACTTTATTAGTTTTTACAGTTTGATAGGTATCATTACTAGCTTCAGTTTTTTTATCTTCAGTAAACCAAATGGGTTTATTACTTAGATCTGACATTAATTGCTCCCGTTAAAAATCTTGTCCATGATGTACCTATTTTATTCCAATTGTAATAAGCATTAACATAATCAGACTGAGTTTCTAAATGTTTATGTATAGTTTCTTCATGTAATATGTTTGCGGAAGCTTCTATTGCAGAGGCAAATTTCATTGAAAGCCTTCTTAAATCATTATCAAAAGGAATATACATAGGAAACTCAGCGCCTGTTTCAAACAAAGCACCAAGATTAGTTGTAACACAATACAATCCTCCAGCCATACATTCTAATAAAGATATACAAGATGTTTCTTCAAAAATACTTGGGTATGCATACATATGGTATTTATGCATATTACTTTTTATGAAACTATTTGGTCTATACCCTATGTAGTTTACATTAGGTAGTTGTCTTGCTTGCTCGTATAGTTCTGTATATTGATGATCATTTTGTTCAAAAAATTGTTTACCATAAACTTCACAAGATGAATATACATCTAAAGTAATTAACGGGTTTTTAACTAATTGCATTGCACCTAGTAAAACAGATAGTCCTCTCCATGGAGTGTTTTGATGAATTATTCTAATAGGGTCCCCTTGTTTATAAGGCTTTGCTTTCTGTATTTTATCTACACCATTTTTAATTACCAAACATTTTTCTGCAGGCAAACCAAACATCATTCTAAATTTTTCAAAAGTCCAATGAGAATTAAATACATACCAATCATACTTGTGATGATTAGATTTATCTTGAAACCAAGGAGCTAAGTTAGGTTGATCGTATGAATTTTTTTGCCAAAGTATATTTAGTTTATTTGGATGTAATGGAATTTTCTCCGGTACAGAAGTTGTAATCTGTACTTGATCTAATAATTTTTTATCAACGTATTCTTCTAAATAGTTGAATTGTAATTCTGTTCCACCCTTAGGGTTTTGGTTTCTTATTATCATTGTTCATTACTTTCTGGAATACATCTAAACCTTTTGGTGATACCTGCACTGTTACATCAGTAACAATATCTGATCCTTCTAATTTTTCTTTAGAAGTTTCACCTGTCTTTGTATTTCTATAAATTGTTATAGTTGTACAATCGATCTTATGTATATTATCCGTTTTCATTCTCTCTGTTTATAAGCGCATAACTAACTACTACTTCAAGTTTGTTAGCTGTTTCCGCTTGAGCTTTTATAGCATCTCCTGCTTCTAAATTCAACCCCTGTTCTGTAGCGTTGACTGTGCTTGAAGCAGGTATATCCTTTCTAAAAAATTCTACATCTGTACTAGCAGATGAATCTCTTAAATCACAATTAACTAATACAGCTCCTGTGCTATTGTTAGATACATACACAGATTTTATAATAGCAACAGCTGATGTTGATATAGTCAAAACAGTTGTCATAGCTGTTCCATCTAATATCTTAGATGCATTTTTATATTGTATGCTCATGATAAAAAGTAGTTAAAAGCGTCTTGTTCGTTTTTTAAATCTTGTTGAAAAGAAAAATTAAGTTGTTGTTTCATTGTATTCAAAGACTCCATAATCTGCCTTTGATTATCTACATCATATTCTTCTTTTGGCTCAGGTATGTAATTAGTAATCTTTGCCATTAATAATCAGTTCTTCCTCTACCAGTTCTATTACTTACTGGGCCACCAGTTGTTGCATTTATACCAAACCCTTGTCCTGAATCAAAAGATTGTCTACCATCATCACCTCGTCCATAGTTAGTTGGTCCGTGTATGTTAGGATTATAATCGCTTTGTCCTTGTTTGTTAATTTTTTCTATTATTTTTTGTCTTTCTTTTTCTTTTCTTTTTTCTATTTTACTCTCAGTAATTGTATCAGCTATTTTATTTCTTCTATTAAATAACTTTTGAGCTTCATTTAATGTAACTATTCTACCTAATAAATCAGTTTGAACTGGTCCCGTATATGTTCCCGCAAGAGCTTGTTCTATTTCCTCCTGACTTAATCCATATTTTTCAGATAAAGTATTTGCAATTGTACCTCGTCTTTTATCAAAAGTTTCATCAGTTATCATATTAGCGTTATATCCAGCCATAATACCTTCAGGTGTGTTATAATCATTTGTCACGACTCTTCCAATATTATCTAACTGCACTCCAGCGCCTAATAATTCATTTTCTAAAATACCTCTTCTATTTGGAGGAAGCATTCCACCAATTAATTTTCCTGCTCCATAAACACCTAAAGCTGCAGGTATAAGTTGTCCACCTGTCATTAAACTCCCTGCTCCTAAAGCTACTTTAGATCCCATAGGTAAAGCTTTATATTTATCGTATAAACCCATGACTCCTGTTCTAGGAGATCCTGGATAACCATAATCAGGTGTTCCTAAATTATCATCAGGATTAAATGGAAAAGGATTTACATAATTTCTAGAAGTTCTTGTCATATTTGGATCAGGATTATAAACACCATATCCATCTCCGTTGCCACCTGGTCTAGGTAATAATGGATCTACAAGAGTTTTATCCTCAGGTTCTACAGGTACTATAGGGCCAATGCTAGGCGGGGTAGGTTGAAAAATAGGTGATATGCTAGGCATCCCCTGGTTTAAATAGGCTTGAGCTAAATCAAATAAAGTGTTTGCCATTATCTTCTTCCATCTGGTTGTGCATCTAATCTAAGTGTGCCATATCTCCATGACTCACCCACTGCTGTGTTTTCTATTTGAACAGAAACTAATCTGCCTCTTGCTCTTGTATCTACCTTATCAGTCGTAGAAGTAATTGTAAAGGGTCCAAGTGGTGAGCTAACAGCCACGTCATCTGGATAACTACTTACAAATAAAGTTACTTTAGCATTACCTGTTTGATATTTAAAATCAGGTATGAATCTTTTAACTGACATAAAAAATTCTCCATCACCTCTGTAATCAGCAACTCCTGTTGCCTGACCCAAGGCGCTCTTACGTGAAGTAATATCCCAATCTCCCGATCTAATAAAAGCATCTATAGAAGTTGTGCCTGAGCTATTGACTTGATCGGTTCCTACTTCATGAGCATAGTAAATACTAGCTCCATATTTATTTGTAATACCTAATATATCGGGAAATACAGGAGTACCGTTGTCTACATAATCAGTTGCATAAGGAGCATTAAATACCCCTTGATCTTGATACGTAGTTCTATCTAACGATGAAGTTGTCCAAACATTTTCTGAGTAATTATAAGTCACACATCTATCAACTTGATCAGATCCATCTTTTGGATAGAACCAGTTTATTTCTGTATACAAAGTATTAGGTGAGGAATAAATAACATCTCTTGAATCTAAATTAATTCCTAGGTTATCTCCATCTGTACTAAATACAAAATCTTCTACAAGAGATGGCAATGATTTAACTGTACCATCATAAGCAAAAAAACCACCTTCTGCTGACATCCACCATACAGCACCGTTTGCATAAGACATAGCGTGTTGACCAATGCAACCACAATTGGTACCGACTTGTCTAACAGAAAAAGTAAAAGGTGGACCAACAAATTGAATTACATAAGCTGCAACATCTGTTGATACAAAAATATAGTCTTTACCTTGTATAGCTGCTCTAATTTCATTTCCACTGTCTAATCTAAAAGTTCCTGCAGTATTAGTAGCAGTTGGAGCATATGTGTTTAAATCCTCTTGATTAGAAAATCTTACAAACATAGGGTCTTGTGTTGTAGGATCACCTATAGTTGTTTCTGTTCCAAAATGGAACACATGTCTATCTCTATCTGATACAATAGAAATTCTAGTAGCCGTTGGATTATTTGTTGTTTGAAAATTACTTGTTGATTGTGATGCTCTTATGGTCCTAGCATTTGATGCTCCAGCGTTCCAAGTAAAAGTTTTGCCATTAAATATAGTTGCTACTAAAACTTCACCAAAGTTATCTAAACTCCAGTTGCCTGGATCCAGAGTCACGTTACTAATAGTTCTTTCAGTACCCCAAGTAGAATCTCCCCATAAATAAGTTCCCCAACCATAGCCACTTGTTTGAGTAGTTGGTCCAACTTCAATATAAGGATTAACAGTCGCTGCACCTGCTGCAGTCATACCAGATCCCCCTTCAGCTCTTACAGCCTGCACTGTAAATTTATCTACAGTTGCAACTGTTAAAATTTCATAAGCTACTTCTAATTCTGCAGCTGTAAAATCTGATGCTCCTGTAACAGTGACACCAGATAAAGTTATATATCTTCCAACAGCTAAACCATGTGATCCTTTATTAACAGTTAATACATTTGAACCATTAACTGTTGTTAAAGTACATCCTGTGATAGCTGTATCTAACGGTGTAATATCAAAAAAATTATTACCATAATATAAGAATAAACCTTGAGATGTACCAATAGCTGAATATTTTTCCCCAGCGAAAGAGGTAAAAGAATGTTGTTTTCTAGCTGCTCCAGGTAAAGTTTTGGATGCTGCTGTAAGTTGAGACCAACCACCTATTTTTTCTGGTAATCCGTATCTAAATCTAACAAAATCACCATCTGTCCATTGCCCCTCAGCGCCAGATTCAGTGTCTTGTTTGTTAAAGCCAGGCTTGAAATTTAATTTTTGTAGCATATAATGCATTATATAATAGTTTTATAGAGAATGAAAGATAGAAAATATATATGAAAACTACAGTGTTAAACAATATCCTTTCTGAAAAGGAATTATTTTTTATGTATAATCAAATTATAAGTAGTCCAACATGGAAAATGAATGGTTTATCAGAACCCGCTAGAGGTTTTATGTCTTCACCTGTTTTAATAATTAAAGAATATAATGATTTAGTTACACATTATCCTTTTTATATTTGGGGACAAACCATAGTATATAGAATAGCAAAAATGTTAGAGAATAAAAATATAGGTATACCCACGACTGTAGAAAGAATGTGGTTTAATTGTACTTATCATGGTAAGAAAACTCAACACTGGTTACATCGAGACGATGAAAAAGATTTAAAATTAAAATCAATTTTATTATTTATGACTCCTGTTTGGCAACCAGATTGGAGAGGTTCTTTTTATATTGATGGTGAAGAATTTAAATTTAAACCAGGCAACGCGGTAGTGTTTGATTCAAATGAATATCACAAAGGAGAATCTCCTGAGTCGGAAACATATAATTGGCAAAGGATATGTTGTAATATAATAGTGGGATAATGATTAATTTTATAGACAAAAATAATAAATTAGAAGAAACTAGAAGTAGCTTAACTATTACTTACCCTAGAACTGTAAGTATAATATTTGGTAATTACTCTTACCCAGATATAATTCATAATCTTATTATGGATATAAAAAATAATTTAGATTCAAATATGAATAATTACACTAATGTAAAAGGTGGCATGACTAATTGGTATTATTTTTTAGATAATATTAATTTTAAAAACTTTTTTGCTTATTTAATAAATAAACATCAAACAACTAATCCACAACTTTTTGAATATTTTTTAGAAAGATATGAAGTTACAAATGCTTGGGGAAATGAAATAAAACCAAATGATAGTTTAAATTATCATGCACACCCTTGTTGGCATGGAATTTTATATCTAACAAAAGGTTGTGAGTTACATTTACCAGAATTAAATATAAAAATAACACCTGAACCGGGAGACTATTATATATTTCCCTCTGAAATAGTACATGGTTTTGATAAATCTAAAGACGAAAATAATAGATACAGTTTAATTTTTAACATAGAACGACTTGATGAGTTTAGTTTTAAAAATAAAATAAAAGAAATAAATGAAAAACATAAAAAATAAAACAATAAATTACCAATTTTTTCATTGGGGACCATTTTTATATAAAACCACTTTAACTGAAGATGAATTAAAAGACATAAAAAATTTATGTGTTAAAGATCCTAAAAAAGACACAAGAAAAAATTTAGCTGGTCTAATTAAACACGAATATGACATTGACCCTAAAAAATTATTTCCAATACTATTACCTTATTTTGAAAGCTATGCAAAATCTTATCAAGATTATTCTGGTGAATTTTTTGGAAAAGAATTAGAATTAGTTCGATCTTGGGTAAATTATATGACAAAATTTGAATCAAATCCTATTCATACTCATGGCGAAGATTTATCTTTTGTTATATTTACTAAAATCCCTAAAGAACTAAAACAAGAATGGAACGATACCATATCATCAGGGCAAAAACCCGGTGCTCTAAATTTTTTAATATCTTTAAATAGTAAACAAAAATTTATTAATCAACGTACTTTTCAACCCGAAGAAAGAGACTTTTATATTTTTCCTTCTGATCTAAATCATTTTGTAACTCATTTTGAAACTAATGGTGAAAGAGTATCTATTTCAGGAAACTTAAAAATAAAATAGAAGAAATAAATGAAAGAAAAAACAGTTAATATAAATAATTTTATTGGAATATATGACAACTATATTACAGAAGAAGAATGTGACAGGGCTATTAACTTATATGAAAATCAAAACAGATTTAATAATACTATTAATAGAATAGGTTTTGAAAAAGCATCTATCTTAGATAAACAAGATCAACAATATTTTGCAGCGCCACATAATATTAGCATATGGTGGGAAGAATTAAAAACTCTTATGATTAATTTTGATATTGCTTGGAAACATTATGAAAAAAATGTAGGAGCTGCGGCAGCTTATGGAGTAGATGATTTTAAATATACTACTTTAAAAATTCAAAAAACTTTACCTACTGAAGGATATCATATTTGGCATTTAGAACATAACAAAGGTTTTGATAACGAACCAAGAGCTTTTGTTTTTTCTGTATATTTAAATGATGTAGAAGAAGGTGGAGAAACAGAATTTTTACATTTTTCTAAAAGAGTAAAACCCAAAAAAGGTAGAATAGTTATTTGGCCCGCTGCTTTTCCTTACATTCATAGGGGTAATCCACCATTGTCGGGTGAGAAATATATACTTACTTCTTGGTTAATGTTAAGATGATAAAGATTATTAACAATTTTTTTGATGATAAGTTATTAGCAAATATACAGAATCATATTACAACAAAATTACACTACACCCCTTGTTTCTTTGATAATAAAGAAAAGAATAAAGAGAACTATTATGGTAATAGATTTGTTTTATCTGATGATAAAAATTTATTAAATACATTTACTAAACAAGCGGAAAAAAAATTTAAAATAAAAATAAAAAAAATGCAAAATGATTCTGGTATAGATCTAAGAAACTTAGATCATTTTAACCCTCATCAAGACAGTGCAAAAGTAAATGTTTTAGTTATGTTAAAAGGACCTACAGCAGTTACTAATGGCACTGTTTTTTATACAGGACCTGTAAATAAATGCGACTTAGATATTCATGTAGGATTTAGAGAAAATAGAGCCATATTATTTCCATCTAATTGGGTGCATTCTAATCATTTAAGTAAAGTTCCAAATCTTAGAAGATATACAGCTAGTTTGTTTATCACAGAATATGAAGAGTTAAACAATGATTAATTCATATAATTTATTTGCAGTTCGTATGTCTCATGGGAGTTTACCAATTCCAATAAATATACATAAAAAGATTTTAGAGTTTGTAAAACAAAACTATAAAGAGACACATAATATTTCTTGTGTAAATGGTTTTCAATATCATGATGATTTTGATGGCAAAAAAGAATTAAATGAATTTATAAATAAATATTTAGGAAATGTTCATAACTTAAAAATATATAATGGTTGGTTAAATGTTTTAGATAATAAATCTTACAATAAACCTCATTGTCATACAGGTAATCAAGTTACACATGCAGCTGTTTTATATCTTTCTAATAATAACAATAATATTAACTTTGTAAAAGAAGGTGATGTATTTGAAATACAACCAAAACTTTTTGATTATCTAATCTTTCCATTTAATTTATTTCATTATGTTTTGCCAGAAGAACGTTCTGAAAAAAGAATATGCTACGCTTTTAATTTAACAGAAGTAACTAATGTCCTTTGATCATAAAATAACCGACCTTAAATTTCATATAGATAAATTAGTACCGAAAGATGTTTGTCAATATTTTATTGATTTTTATGAAAATAATACTCAACATTCAAAACCTGAAACAAGTTATAAATATCAAACTAAAAAAAAGGAATATGATGATTATGGCTGTATCAATTTAACTGCTCTTTATGATAAAGATAAAGCATTTGAAGAACCATTAAATATAGCTAAAAAATACATACAAATAATGATAACTAATTATGAATTGTATATTAAAAATAATATTTGTCCTACGTTTGATTTAACAACTATGTCTCAATCAAGTAATATTCGTATTTTAAAATATGAAAAAGGAAATCAAATTAAAGATCATAGTGATGTAGATTTTAATATAAGAGCCTCTTGTACTTTAAATTTAAACGAAGATTATGAAGGTGGAGATTTTAGATTTTTTGATGGTCAAATAAAACATTCTTTTAAAACAGGAGATGCTATGTTATTTCCAGCAGAACCTATTTGGATTCACGGGACTGAACCCGTTACAAAAGGTATTAGATATTCTATTAATTGTTTTTTACACCAATAATTATGAAGAATAAGAAGTAGGTCTTGCACCTAATCTAGCAATTTTTTCAGCTTCAGTTTCATCCTCAACAACATCATTATCCCAGTCACTTTGCAATCTAGTTAAATGTGCAGAGTCCCATAAATCTATAAATTGTTGAAAATCTCCAAGATTAGCATCGGCATAAGTACCGTTTGGAGTTGTGTCTCTATGTTCTACTTCATCTGTAGTTACTGGAGTTTGATATTGCAAAGCCCAAATATTTGAAAATTTAGGTTGACTCCAAAAAGAATCGTTATCAATTATATAACCAATCTTAGAAATTTGGTTAACAATTAATTTATCATCAAATACTACTGTCCAATTTGCGTTAGTTGCCATTTTTTCTCCTACGTTTTTATAATATAAATTACTGTTAAATAAGGTTGTAAAACTGATGTTGCATCTCCACTAAAAGTTGCACTCATATTATGCGAGTGACCCGCTGAACCCCCAGTTGTATAATAAGTTTGTTGTGTTGTAGGCCCTGAAGCTAGTGCAAAACGAATATATTGAGTACCAGGAGAATTACCTCCAAGTATGTCGTGTTGGTGAGCTGCAACTTGTGCTATTGATATAGCAGTATTTGCTGTTGAACCACCAACGTTTCCAGTTGAAGCTACAGTATCTGCTCCACCTGTTGAAGCTAAAGCTTTATTATTAGATTTACTTACAGCTACTTTATTTTGTAAATCAGGAACTAAAAAAGTAGATGAGCCATCACCCGCACCATAAGTTGTGCCTACCGCTGCAAATAATGCAGAGTAAGTTGATCTTGAAACTGCTTGACCGTTACATTCTAGAAATCCTGTTGGCACTGAAGAAGTAGACCACGGCACAATAGTAGCTGTAGGAATTCCCTCGATACCTGTAAGGTTTGCTCCAGTGAAATCGTATTTTGTTGCTTCGTAATTTGACATATTATTTCTCCGTGTAAGTCCATCCTGTTGTAGCATCTCCAGAATACACTAATCCAAAAGCTGCACCTTGTGTATTAACAACAAGATCAGATGCTGCATTAGCTATATTAGAAGAGTTTCTACCAACAGTCAACGCGTTAGTTTGAAAATCATAACCTTGATCTACAAAATGTACTTCATCTCCTGTAGCAGGTGATGCTGGAAGAGTTGCAGTAACTGCTCCACCATTT